TTCATCTTAAAGGGTCCGACTGTATTATATAGCTTTGATGCAGCTGAGTTATTATTAATCAGCACACCTTTACCTCCCATTATTTGCAACCTGTCTTTTGAAGTACAGATTTGTTTCATAACAGTTGGTGCTGTTGGTAAGTTCTTGTTTTTGATTTTTATAACAACGGCATCTCGTAGGTTCTTCATGTTATCTATGTGGTATTCGCAGTATTGCTGTATTGACATAATATTGGGCATTTCAAAGCCCTCCGTCTCGTCATTAGGCAGAACACACACTTCAATTTGATCGTTATCCACAACCACATCCACACCGGAGTGATTCATCACGAAACTACCCTTTGCATTTATCGCATGTAAAGCATGTCCAAATGCCAAGAATTTATCCGCAGTCAATCCCAAAAACACACCTTTTGGTTCTATGGTTTTTTGTTCGACAAATTTGATATAAAACATTGATTGTTCTATTTTAGTCAATGCTGTATTCATTCCAGCATCGTCCAAAAATTCTTGAGTCAAATGTGCAGCCATCCTAGGGTTGTTTCTTCTGTTGGCTTTGTCTTGTTCTACATCATAGTTTGCCAGCTCCTGTGTTATTCTAGAGAATTCCTTAATTCGCCTTCCAGGTCTGAACTGAACAGTGTCCTTCTGCTGTACAAAATTTGCATCGTGTATATGAACATCCTCCAGGGATCCTGTCGCTATTCTCTTACCGACTTCTTCAATTTTAGCGATGTCACTATCTGAGAAATACTCTTTTGCATCGTACAACACGTCCTCAGATTTAAAGCTATTTCTTATAGATCTAATTAATCTAACAAATTTCTTATTTCCCACTTCAACTATACTCATCATACTAGCTCTCAAATACTCTCCTGATTCTACAAACCAGTTTTTAATCTTAATTAATACCTTTTTGGCCCAATTGTAAACTACCGGGGCCACATTTTTAACTATCCAATATGATGCTCCCAATGATATTGCCACTGCTAATGCTTTAGTCACATTGGCCAACCACGGTCTCTCATCATTAAATTTCTGTAATCTATGTTTCAATAGGGCTAGTCTCGTTTTTTTATCTATATTGTCTCTAGTTGATCTCCATTCCAAATATGCTTTATAACTTGAATGTTCACTCAATGTTATAATTTGATTTTCGGTCAAGGCCAACTTCATAAAAACTATTTCCAATTTTGTTTTCTTGTTCTTTATATTATCATCTGTCGCCACTCTAAAAATGTCCTTGATGAACTCGGGTGCATTAGAACTATGAGATAGTTCCAGCGTTCCTGAATTATCAATTAGCCAGTCTACATATCCTTCGTAAAAGTCTCGAGAAACATACGATTCGCCAATTTGTTGTTGCGCAATCACATTTTTTTTTTCTATCTCTAACTTATAAGATGCTGACTTTCGTACTTCATCAACAATATCCTTGGTATAATCCTTTATATCCTCAGCGTATTGCTTCTGATCAGCAAACCATTTTCGAACTTCCACTACAAATTCATCAACATAAGTATCAAAGTCCATAACTGGTCCCTCTGGTCTAGCTTCACCTCGCTCTGTCTTGTGAGTTCGCTGACACCTAAAAGGTTGATCAGGATCTGACGTCACCTTGTGTCTGAAAGTCGATATTCTGCGATGTAATGCCGATGGTTTACTAATGGACTCTATCGGATTAGGATAAGCCACATTTGATGTGCATATTATCAGACGAGTCCTCATTTGAAATCGTCCCTTCTCCTCTACATCTGCCATATGTGGCAATTGTGGTGCAGGCCCGACTCCTCTGATCAATTCCAGCATCTCAGGGTTTGGCCTAGCTTGACTATCCACATTCTGAAACGCATCATCATGGGCCACAATAAAGTGTCTCGCCTTCAATCCATCGTTATAGATATTTTCTGGGGCTCTATAGTAAATGTATTTATCCATATTCTCCAGAATTTCAATTCTCTCGGCTTCCGTCTCAATTGTAGGGTCGTACTGTACAAACTTTGATGCCAACTTCATGATATTAGTTGTCTTTCGCAGTCCTGTTCTACCATATAGATAGACCAAAAAAGGAGCAGGCATCGTTCTAGCTTCCTCTTGTATATGTCTCGATTTCACACTTAATAATCTAAGGTTAGTAAACGTAGTTTTAAATTCTTGTTCGCGTGGGTTATCCTTAATAACACTATTAATAGCCCATCCTTGGGTCATCAAGTCCGAAATTTTTTCTAAGACAGCCTCACTATCTGGATTTGCTCTTCCTGCAGGTGTCAATATATCTTGTGATTCTTTCAACCACTTACTTAAGCCATCTTCAGTTTCTTGATCGAACAGATTTACTCCAGTCACCTGGTAATATACCCAATTCAAACTTTTTTTCAAAACGTTCAATAGCCAATCGACCATAGTTTTAAATGATCTAATTCCTCTTTCAAAAATGGTTGCATTTCTAAATACGTTGACATATTCTTTCATTGTCTTCAGTGATCCAGTGAAAATCGCAGATATTCCATTGAATAAACAGAATCCTGCTTTATCCACTGTTTCGTCTTCTGACTCTTGCTCAGCCTTCGAAAATGTTTTTTTAAGTAAGTCCAAGAAATCGTAAATCAATTGTGTTGCTACTCTTTTTCCCATCAAATACACAGTGACAATTGAAGCCAAATGTGCATAGTCCTTGGCTTTCCATATGGCATAACCCAGGGATGTAAGCTCAGCTAACAAGACAGCATAGTTGTTTTCTAATCCTATCTGTACTTTGATAGGATCTTTTCTCGCTAACTGGTCTGTCAGCGTCATCGCTCCATCTGCTATCCTCTCACTATTACTTTCAGCTAAGGTTTTAAGCTCCTCTATTTTATCATCTACATATTTTCTACTATCTTCACTTATCTCTACCTTAAAGAAGTTATCTAACATTCCCATTTGTTGTTCCCACATTTCTGAATATCCATTGAATTGTTGTCCTTTCATTATTCTGTAATACAATCTGCTTGCTATACAGTCACGTTTCATCTCATAATAAAATTTGCCTATTCGGTTTCTTCGCAAATTATATATGTGATGACCACCTTGATCTGAATCATCAGTCAGAGTTGTATCAAAATCTAATAACTCTCGGACATTAATCTCATTTCCACTCATTATTGCGTGGGTCTTTTGATAGTGATAGCTTGGAACGCTAACATACGTAACAACAACATCATTAGTGACAGGTTTGTCATAATAGATTAAATCAGGTTTTTCAGCGTAAGCGTAGTTATCACAATAAGTAACAAAAAAAAAATCTTTTCCTGGGCGGGAGCCAATCATCTTGTTAGGATAAATATAGTGTTCACTACACATACATCCAAATAATCTCTTTTTGATTGGTGTCATATGGTTGTGAATACCCAAATCCTTCAATTTATTTTTGGACAAACTATATAAGCTCTTAACTGTAAATCCTGTGTCACTAAATTCTATATTAGAATACGGGCATTTTCCATAAAAATCGGCCATTCTCATATCGTATCTTTTCAATCTCAAATTCCAGTCTGTGTAATCCTCTTCATCATCTTTACAGAAGCAAAACGGTTGTTTCCGCTTTCTATCTGCATAATCAGTAACTACACCCTGCTCGGATGCTAGCCAATCATAAAATAATGGGTCTACATTTGTCATAAATTGTTCAGGGGTCATACTCAACATTGTTGTAAAATTGTTCTGATATACATAATCCATTTTCGTTTTCATATTAGTTGTATCAATTCGTATTATATTATTTATCTTGTTTTATTTGTTTTTATTTTATGCAATTATTTAAGCAGGTATGTTCAATTTTGAAAACCTGCCCTTGTGTGAGCGATACCAAATCAATTGGAATCAAATGTCGTATTCTAATGCTTTGATCAAGTCTTGCATACTACCTGAGCATCGAATAAATTCTATTTCAACATAGTGCTGTGTAAGGCTTCTGTAGCCTAGACTCATGGTCCACTACACGTCACAGCTCCGCTCGATTTTATTTCACTATTTACTCATTCATTAAATCTTCTTATAAGGTTTACTCATGTACAATCAATACAGGACACTAAAATCATCAAATTTTAATTATTAGATCAATCGTTCTAACTGGGCGACGGTAGTTAACCGTCTAACTGGGCGAACACGCTAGGGTAGGGCCTCTTCTGGCTCATCCATGCTAATCAATGTAATAATATTCACCAAAATCAGTTAATGCTTATATTGAACCAACGAAACTCGAAATAATGTAATGAGTTGCTGAAACTTCAAATACGCACCGTCTTCGTTTCTCCTTGGCGAACATTTGCTAGTTGACCCTAATGCGCTTAGTAGGGCACTTCACGGCTCAAGTCAACTATCGGTCCGAAACCTCTTAAATCAATGGTGTGCTCATCTCATCATGATTATACACTTACAAACATATAGGGGACAAACACAAAATTACATTTAAATTTTATAGCGTCATTTAGCACGGGGGTTAACCTGTTGTCCAACCAGGTAAAAAGTATGCTGCACGCAGTAGTTTAAAC